TATATGAGCTGTGAAAAAAACATTTCTTCCAATTTTAGTGTATGTTCCTTTTTGAATAGAATAGGTAGTTGTTCCAGTAAAACCACCAGAAAAAAACGGTGTCCAAGTTCCTTCTTCGTAATCGTCTAATTTGTTTGCTGTGCCTGTGCCACCAACATATAGACCACCACCTAAGTATAGGTCTTTCCAACGATTTAATGCTCTACCTAAATCAATCGTATTATCAACAGCTGAGTTAGTTGAAGTATTAAAAGGTCTTATATTATTTTGACTATCTAAAAATTGTAAGCCTACTATTCCATTACCTATATTTAAATCCCCACCTTCAGTACTAATTTTACCAACTGTTGTTCCATCTTTTTTAAATTGAACAATATCTCCATCTGAAGTTAATCTGTTAAATAAAGCTGTTACAGCACCATCTCTTGTAGCATCTATTCTACCACTTGGTTGAATTTCAGTTCCTGCTGTTCCTAAAGCAGTAGATGTTTTTCCAACCAATACAATTCCAGATGAGTCGATACGAATACGTTCTCCAACAGCAGTATCAAAAATTCTAAACTCTCCTGAATTGCCTGAAATTATATCGTATCTACGATTAGAAGTATTTTCTAATGCAATTCTAACATCTGAACTTCTTGAAATATGTAGTTCTTCAGCAGGAGAAGTTGTACCAATGCCAACTCTATTATTTACACTATCAACATATAAAGTATTTGTATCAACTGTTAAGTCGCCAGACATTGTAAGATTAGTAATTCCTGTATAAGCACCAGTAATTCTAGCATCTGGTACTGTACCACTTGTCAAATTATCTGCGTTTAAACTTGCAACTGAGAAAGTTCCATAAGCAACAATATCAATTACATCTCCTGTAGTTGCACCACTAGCTAAGACTACTGATGAACCAGAAGTTACTGTAACATCTGTTCCATTTAATAATTTTGAACCATTTAGATATACGTCAATAAATCCTGCATCATAAGCAAGTGTGTTACCATTATTATCTGAACCTGTGAAAGTTGTTTGAGCATTGGTTGCTGTGTAATTGTATCTTTGTGAAGTTCCATTAACTGATGAACCTGCGTTCTGCCAACCAGAAGCACCATACACATTTAAAATATTTGTAGAAGTGTCAAAATATAAATCACCAGAATTTAGTGAAGTAGTTGGAGCTGAAGAAGCAATACGATAAACTTCACTAAAATTATTTACATCCGTAATATTTGAAGCGACAGTATTAATTGAAGCTACTGTGCCTGAAGCACCTAAAGCTGCAATCTCTGTATTTAATCCAGCAACTGTTCCAATATTATTTGAACCAGCAAGATCAGTAGCAACAACTCCAATATCAGTTGCATCATTTGCAACAGCGGTTACATCGCTATCTATATTTGCAACACTTGTAATATCAGCTGTTATTGCAGCCAAAGATGAAATATTATTTGTTGGCGATATTTGTCCAGCAACAGTTGCAATACTTGTTGCATTGTTTCCAGCATTTGAAACTGCATTGGTTGCAGTCGTTCCATCTTCTATATCTGCTAAAGCTCTAATGTCAGCACTATCTGATGCAACAGTTTGAATATCAGCACTATCAGATGCTGCTTGAGTTACATCGCCTGAAATAGCAGCAAGTGTATTAATATTGTTTTGATTTGAAACTGTTGGAGTTAATTGATACCAAGTTGTATTAGCAAGGTTATAAACCTTCATTACATCATTAGTTGTATCAAAATATAAAGCACCATCTTGTAAAGCATCCCCATCATTATCTACAGATGGATTAGAAGATTTTGCACCAAGATAACTGTCATCAAATAAATCAAAAGTAGCAGCCGCAGCTGAAGCAGATCCAGCGGAAGCTGTAGCTGAGTTTGCAGATGCAGTTGCAGAATTTGCGGATGCAGTAGCCGATGCAGCACTATTTGTTTCTGAGGTAGCCGCATTGCTTTCTGAGGTAGCACTATTATTTTCTGAAGTTAAAGCAGCAGCAGCACTAGCGGCAGCGGCAGTTGCAGAAGAAGAGGCAGCAGTAGCACTTGTTCCAGCAGCAACAGCATCTACCAATAATTCAAAATGATCAGTATCAGTTAATAAATCTCCAATAACACTATCAGCCACACAAATATAAACATTGTTAAGTTGAGCAGCAGTAGTTGATTTAATTATATCTCTTTGTACATAAGCAGCAGTAGTGGTTGTTGCGTCTGTACCTTTATAAGTTCCAAGTTCTTGAGTAACTGAAATTTCTCCAGCACTATCAAATGCAAGAATTTTATTAGCTCTGTTTGTTGCATCAACTGTAAATTCAGTCGATGTCATTGTATTGGTTCTTGATAGTTTTATAGATCTATTAACTTGTTCTTGTAATTCTTGAGTAATAGCAACAACCTTATCATGTGCGGTTTCAATCGTTTCAGCTGACATTGGATCATTATCGATTAGATCCATTGCTTGAGTTTGCGGTGTTGATCTTCTTAATACAACTGTCTCTCCAGTAACTGGTATATTACCAGCAGTAAATGTAACCGTTCCAGAATTTCCACCTACTCCACTAACTGTATAATGTGTCGTTAAGGTTTTAACTGTTTCTGTACCATTAGCAGATCTAATAATTACTTCGATGTCATCCTGGTCAGTAATTTTAAAGTTATAGGTAAAGGCTGATGTAGAGCCATTTCCTGAATAACTGCTTTTGATTATAGTTGTTGATATTGTCATTAATTATTTCTCCTAATTATTTTCAAAATATTGTTCGTCTGCTTGTTTATTTGGTTGTCCTAAATTTTGTGTTGTTATTTGATTTATAAAATCTTTACGGATTTCACTTTCCGCTTTGAACAATAATTCATTTGATTTGTCGTATGCACCTTTAGCTTCAACAGTAATATTTAAAGCTTCATCATCTAAAATATATTTAGGATATTTATTTTCTTGATTAAAAAGAAGATCTGCTTTTGCTGCTTTCTTTGCACCACTAAATATTTTTTCTATAGTTTGTTGTTTAAAAATATTGTCTTGTTTAGCTGACATCAATTTATACTCTTCTTTATTCATTACTTGAGAAAATATATCTCTTGCATACTCTCCTGATCTTTTTTGTAAAAATGATAACTCTTCAGCTGTATATTCAAGATCGGCTGATAAACCTTTTTTTCTATAAGTAAATTTCTTATCTATTTTAGGTATTTCAACACCTGAACTTACTAACTCTCTTCTTAATGGATCATCTTTTCTTTCAGAAAAAAATCCAAAGTTTTCTACTGGATCTCCAAGTAAATCATATTTTCTCGGAACTCTATTAGAGTTTAATGCTTTAAATATATAATCATCAAAACTTACTGCTAGTTTTTGTTGATCATCTGAAAATAATTTAGTTGTTTGTCTAGCAATAGTTGGAACAAAAGATGAGCCAAATTGATTAGCAAATTTTTTACTACCTTTAACAAAACCTAATCTATCGAAAGATTGATAATCATTAAATGCTTTACCAACACCAGCCATAAAAGTTGATGAAGCTATGTTTTCTCCACTAGCAATTAAGAACGCTGTAAAATTTCTTAAATAATCTTCAGCTTGATCATTATCTTCAAAACCCATTTGAGCAATAGCTGCAAAGTCTGTAGCTTGTCTTAGATACATTGCTATTGGATCATAACCAGTCGTATTAATTTGAAATCCATTAGGAAAATTAATTGTTCCTGATTGAATACCTAAAGTATCTTTAACTTGAGTTTTATTAAATTTATTTGAAAATCTTGAACCTATTTCTGGAGAACTTCCTGTTGTTGATACACCAAAAGGTTCTTTAATATTTAATCCAGCGACTGCAGTATAAAGCATAAAACCTAAAGCCATTTTTGTTTTGGCTTCTTGAGCTGCTGCTACTCCATTTTTACCAAATAAACTGTCTCTATAATTTGTTAAAAGTAAATTTAATCCTGGAGTTCTTTCCATTGTAAACCCAACAATATTTGCTGGTGTTTGGATAAATGGTAAATAATAATTTGCTAATACATTAGCTGGTCCAGATCCAGATTTTAATTTTTGTAGTAATTGTCCTTTATCTAAAAAGTCTCCTCTTTCTCCTAACGGTGTTTGATAAACAGAAGCTAAAGTTTTTTCATAAGCTTTCTTAACTGTTGGAGCAGATGGATTTACAACATAATCAGCTAATAAGTCGGGACCTTTTTCTTTAGGTATTTTACCAAGTCTAACTGCTTTAACTGTTTCTCTATATGCGTTTGCATATATCTCTGATCTGTATTCTAAATTCTTAAAGTAACTATCCGCAACAGTTAATAATTTTGTAGGTATTCTATTTAAAGTTAATACTTTACCAAGTACATCAACACCAGTTGCTAGACTACCTTCTTGCATATTAAAATTACTAGCAGTAAATCTACCTGGTCTTATCTCTACTTTAGATCCTCCAAATTGATTTTTAACATTCGGTAATCCAATCGGTAAACCTTTAAATCCTAAAGTCTCTGAAGCAAATACTCTACCAACAGATCCCCACATTTCTTGAGCAGCCATTGATCGACCATAAGCTTTTGCTACATCTTCAAATTCAGCAATACCATCTTTTGTAGCATCGCCAAACATTCTTGCTGCAAGTTTTCTTTCTTGCATTAAAATTCCTTGAGTAAGCCAGTTACCACCAGTATTTCTAATATGTGTCATCGGATTTGATAAAATTGCATTTATAAAAACTTCTGACATAGCTTCAGATGCTTTACTTAAATTATTTATCAATCCAGTTTTTTCATTTACTGCAGCTCTTGCTTCTGGTGTATCTAGTTTTAAATAAGATTTAGCTAATGTTCTTATTTCATCTTCTCCTCCAAGTTCAGCCATTAACTGCTGTCTATTTAAATCGTTAATGTCTGGAGAGGTAAACTTTTTTTCTCTAACTGGAATTTTAAATTGTTGTAAAGCTCTTCCAGTTTCTGTTTGAACGCCTTTTATAATTTTTTGTAATTCAGCAGTTAAAGCGTAATGCTGTCTAAAATTCATTATATCATCTACGCCACCAGTCTTAGCTGCAATGGCTAGATCATCTAATCTACTTAATGATGCTACTAATAATTCTCTTGCTGCTAAAATTGTTTCAGCGTTTAATGTTTGTCCAGGCTTTAATGATAATAAAGTCTGACCTAATTTCTCTGGATTAAGTTGCAGAATAGAAGCCATCTCTTTTGTAGCTTCATTAGATACTGTTCCTCTTTTTTGTTTATTAATACTTGTTTTAAATTGTGTAGATATTTCGTCTATAAATCTTAAAATATCATCTCTTGTTTCTATTTTAGATATATTAAAGTCATCAAGCTTAGTTGGTTTAATTTTACTATCTTTTCTAAATAAAAACTTTTCGGTTCTATCTTGATTTACAATAGTCGGTTTTTTAACTTTTTTAGGAGTTAAGCCTTCTTCAATATCAACTTTACCTAAATCTAAAGGATCTTGTAAAGCTTTTGGAATACTCTCTTTTCTCTCTTTTTTTTCTTTTAATGCTGGACCTTTAATCTTTTCATCAATTATTTTTTGACCTTTTTCCATAAGGTCTTTAGCTTCTGATTTTGTATATTTCTGTAAAACAGCCTTAACTACCATTGATTGTACCTTTTGAGTTTTTGTGAAAATTTTTTAGAAATATTTGAGGATGGTTAATATTTACTAATTTTCTGTTACTTTTGAAATAGTATTGTTCTCAGGATTATCTGATACCATCTCATCTAATTTATCTACGACTGCAGTTGTTGCAGCAGATCCGCCAACAGCTATGTCAGCTTGTTTAATTCTATCTTTGTTCATTGTCTTTAAAGATTTCGCTACGCCTAATACCGTATCGAAAGCTTTGCCAAATGCACCAAACTCTATTGCTTGAACAGTTTTATCGTACATCTCCTCTATAGGAGTATCTTCAGCAACACCTATAAAAGATTTAAGATCTCTCATGGATTGACTATCTACAAAGAAGGATGTTTTTTTATCAAAGCCTAAAGCGCCACCTAAAGCAAAAGCAGTAGGCAATCTCCATGCCATCGGTACTCCAGCTCTTTTTAGCTTCTTATATATAGGATATGTGTACATTCCATCTTGAGCTGCAACAGCCATCATTTTAGATACTAACGGACTATCTTTTTCAGCATTGTCTAAATCAGTTTTAATATTTTCAAATTTTTGATTAAGAACTTCTCTAGTATCATCTGGATTAATTCCTAATGCTCCAGCAAAATTATTAATAAATTGAAACCCATTAGTACCACCTCTAATAATACTTATTAAAGTGTCTCTTGGTAAATCTTTAGCAACAAAATCAAAAATATCTTTTAAGAATATTTCATTATCTTCATCTGATAATTTATCTTCAAAAATAATTTCTCCAGCATTTTCGTCAGGATCAATACCTTCCAGTTCAGCTGTATCAATATTGTTTTTTTTAAGTAATCTATATTCTTTACTACTATAAAGTTTTTCTTGTTCTTGGATTGGAAAATATAAATCTTTTAGCACGTCAAATTCTTCCATATTAATTTTCCTTTTTTGCTCCAAATGTGTCGCCTATCGCATCTTTGACATTTCCAAAGATTGTTTTTCTAGCATTGAATGTATCTTCTATAATATCAATTCTTCGTAGATCTTCTTTAAATTGCGTCATATCTATAGTTCCAATTTTTTTAGCATCGGCTACGACTTGTCTTAATCTCTCAAAAGCATCTCTTGGATGTGCAGCTACTTCCTCTGCAAAATTATCTATTGTTCCTGAAACTGGTTGTTCAAGATCATGAAGCTCAGGTAATTCTGTTTCGTCTAAATTCTTAATAATTTCTGTATAAGCTTGTTCAGGAGTGAAATTTTTTTGTAAAGTTAAAAAATCGTATTCATCTTTTCTTGATTGTGCTTTTTGTAGGAAATCATAATCGGTAGATCCAGATCCAGATAATGCTGATAAATCAATTAAACCACTTGTCTCAGCAATTCTTTTAGAAGCTATATCTAATCTTTTTCTAAATTTCTTATCTTCGATTGCAAATCTTGTGTCGGTTTTATATTTTTCAGCAAGTTGATTAAATTTAATTATACTTTTAGCAGATAAACCTTTTGTAATATCAGGATTAAGATTTACATCTTCTTGTAAACTATCGATCATCTCAGAGTTATCAGCTAAAGCAAATTGTGTGTTTACTATTTGTAAAGTTGTTTCATCATCTAATGTTCTTTTATTAGCTTTAAATTCTAATAAGAAATCATATTGAGTTGAGTTAATAGCTCCACTTTGTTTTAAATCGTAAAGATTATTTAGTGTTGGTACTCTACTTTTATTTTCTTCAGTAGGCATTAATCTATTATCGTTAATAGCAAGTAATGCAGTAGTAAATGTCTCTATCTTAAATTGCTTATCTTTTTTTTCATTGAAAATTTGTTCATCTTTAAGAGCTAAAGTTTTTGATAACCAATCAGCTCTTACTTTTTCAATAACCGCTTGTTGGCTTTCTATAGGTAAAGTGTTTCTTAATTCTTCTCTTTGAGCGTCATCAAATAAATTAAATTCTCCAGTTTGACCTTTATTTATATAGGTTAATTCAATTACCTGAATGTCTGTTTCTTCTTTCTTTTTAGCTAAAGCATCTGCACCGTAATAGTTAATATTAGTTGGATCTTCAAAAAAGGTTTTTAATTCTCTATCAGCAAATATTGCATTTGCTCCACCAGCAGCTTTTTCTTTAACAAGCTCTGATAACTTTTGATCTTTTCTAGCTTTAGTAATTGATTGATGATTTTCTGTAACTTTTCCTAATAAGTCTAAAGAGTATTTTCTTTGAAATTTATTTACATAATTTCTAATTTCTTTTTTAACTCTTTTATTAGAACCTAAATCTTCAAAGTTTTTATAATTAACATCTTCGTTAAAACCTTCTAAGGCAACTTCTAAATCTGTATTGTTACTATGTTTGTTGTAACTTTTTATTAAATCTATAGATAAACTATCTGTAATAGATTGAGCTTCGTTAAGATCTTCTTCTTTTCTTTGAGCTGCATAAAGATTAATTAATCCATCAGAGAATGATTTAAAACCTTGAGCTTGTTGATTAGCAAGTGATAGAGGTAATGCTAGTCTTGAAGATCCAGGATTTCTTCCTGTATTTACTTTACCTTGAACTTGATCAATTTTTAAAATAGCCATAATTATATTAATCCAAATTTATTAGCGTCTGATAATAAAGAACCAGCTGCTGCAAAGTATTGACCTCTTGCAGTCATTCTTCCAGCGTATTCTTGACCAGCAGCTTTTGCTTCTAGCATTAAACTTTGATTAAGTTGATCGTTAGCATCCATCTCATTATTATAATCAGCAATAACAACATTGAATGCTTGATTAACATTATTCTCTAACATTACATCATAAGGAGTTGTTCCTTCTCTAACTTCTGCACCAGTTCTTAAACTGCTTACAAATAAATTTGCTCTAGCTTTTTCTTGATTTTTTAACAGTAACGGTTTTGTAACATTATTATAAAATTTTATATTAACTTCTCTTTTAGCATCTAAGAAGTCTCTTTCCATTCTAGTGACTTTAGCATTGTATGCTGAAATTCTTTTTGCAGATTGTGCTGCTGCGATGTTACCTAGTGCGCTCATAATATTTTGCCATTCTCCAATAATTAGTTTGATCTAATCCGTAATATTTCATTAGACCTTCTTTTTCTAAACCCAGCCATTCAGCAAATCTAACACCAGTTAGGAATTGTTCTTTGACTGCAGTTTGTAATCTTATAATTTTGTTATTAACGCAAAGGTAATCCATTCTTTTTTTGATTAGCGTTGCGGCTCTTATTTTGTGATCGAATATATGTTTAGATGATAATGCCCAGCCTTCAGCTACACCTTCCCACATAGGAACTATGCCACCTGATACAATCGGTGTTTGATCAAGAAATAAGGTAAATGCTAAACCTGGAATTGCCATATCTAGTCTATTATTCGTATAACTAGCGTCAATTTCCATGAGTTTACTATTCATACCAAACTCAATAATTTCGTCTCCATGTTCCATTTCGTAAGGAACAACAGTAAAGTTAGCCATCGTTTGTAACTAGCGTTGGATATATAGCAAGAATACTAGCTGGTAGTGGTTGATCTTGTTTTATAAATATATGTCCGTCACTATTATAATCATCGTCAAATTCAATTTCTTTATCGCCTTCTATAAGCGTATCTACAGGAGCAGATAAATTGCTTGATGTGGTTCTAAAAGGTATTGTCTCTAAGTTATTCAAACTTGGTCCAACTTTAACACCTACAGTTTCAAATAATCTTAATACTACTTTTGAAATTCTTTTTATTTTACCTTGAGAAGTACCTTCCGCAGCTCCACCTTCTATTCTCATAGTTTGTAAAACACTATCATAAGCTAAACCTACACATGCTTTAGTAACTGATCTGTCTAGAGAAATTCCTCCCGAACTTACAACCTTATTTGCATGTACAGATCCGTCAGCCAATATAGATACAGTTTGTCCTTCAAGATGATCTAATCCAGATAATGAAGATGTAGCGCTTCCAGAATAACTTAAATGACTATCTAAAAATTTAAAATCTGTTGCTGCTGTTTCATCAAAATCAAAATCAGAAAAACATTCTACATATCTAACTGTTGCACCATTTACAGTTCTCTTTACAATTACCCAAAGTTCATCTTCGTTAATCTCTCCAGAAATACTAGCTATACTTTCAACAACAGCATTACCTGATCCAAAAGTACCACCTAAAATGTGTCTATGCCAACTAACTACTGCTTCTGATCTTTGATAAGTAAGCGCTGCTAACTGTCCATCTTCTCTAACACACCATAAAATATTGTCTGGTTCTTGTTGCCATTCCATTTGAACAATACCACTATCTGTAACAGCATCATTTAATATTGTTAAGTCTGGAGCAACATAACTATCACTATCAAAATTATAAGCTAGTTCTCTAATCTTTCTTTTTGCCTTTTGTAAAAACAATATTGCATTACCAGCTGTAACTGCATCCACATTTGCAGATCCATAAGAACTTTGTTTTTTAATAGTAATATTTGTCGGTGTAATAGAAGCATCTGTACCGTCAGCGGATACTGTATATTCAGCAGCAGTTGTTCCAATGACTAAAGTTCTTTGAGCTTTTAAATATCTAATTACATTAACTTGATTAGCAGCAATAGTATAAACCATTGCATCATCAGCGTTAGTTCCTGAAGTCATGTTTTCATAATCTCCAGCTTTAGAAAAAAATACAGTTTGTGGTTCTGATGTAGTTCCAGCAAATACTAATCTTTGTTCATAAAAACTCACACAACTTGGATGTCCAGTCGTATCTGAAAATGCTCCTAGTTTCCAATCAGCAGTAGCTGTTGTATTATCGAAATCATCTTTAATATCTATTGTAACGTTTTGAGCATCTACAAAAGAAACTATTTTAGCATAACCATTTGTAAAATTAATTAATCTACCAACATCTGTTGAAGCAAATGTATTAGCAGAAGCTGCCAATGTAATTCCTGTTCCAGTAGTTGCTCCTGGTGTCATTGTTGTTGATGTCGTATTTATTGCTAAATAAGGACCATCCGTAAATTCTACTTCATCTAAAGACCAAGAAGTGTGTCCTGTACGACTAAGCTTCATAGTCTCATGATTTGGATGGACCAAGTACATCACGTCAGCAGATTGAGCAAATTTAATATCAAATAACTCTGCCGTTAAATACGGTGTTGAAATTTCATAAGGAGATCCACCAGATAAAATCTGACCTTTGTCTTTAAAAAATCTAATATAATTATTTCCAAATTCTAAAATATAAGTTTGAGTAGTTGAGAACTCAAAAGGAATTAATCTAGTTTTAGCAGAAGCAGTTTTAACAGAAGCAATAAATTGAGTACCTACTCTTCTAGTAGCAGCACCTTGAGGATGAACTAAAAAGTTTTCCATTGTTTTTGCTGCAGAAGTATATTTGTCAAAATCTGTTCTTCCAGTAAGTTTATTACCAAACTCTCCTGAAACGAAAGATGTTAATGCTAAAGTTGTCCGTGCCATAACTTATTATAAATTTCTTGTTGTGTTAAACCTTGTTCGTCTTTTTTACATTTAGTTGATGGATCAATATCTTTTTCATCAATCACTTCTACCAAACAATATCGATAAACTTTTGTGTCATCTCCCCATTGAAAATGAAGTAATGATTTTGGTTTAGAATATTTTTCTATTAATCTTGGATCGAAAGCAGATGAAGTCATTAAAGTCTAGCATCAGTAAATTCATTGCTTTCAATAGTACCTAAACTGTTTTCAGTAGCATCTACAAATCTTGCTTCTCTTAATCTTTCATCCGCTCTAACCATATAGTTATTAGCTAATGATGCGTTATTGGTAATTGCATAACAAAGATCTGCAGCTAGTTGATGTGAAATACTTTCTTGTAAATAAGTGTCATATAAATTTGGATCTGTAATTTTTGCAATATAAATTAAGTAAACAGTTCCTTCATTAGTTACAATATTTCTACCTTCAATTTTATAATCTATTTCTGAAACAATACTGTCTGTTGTACCGTTATGAATTTTTAACACTCTTAAACAATCACTAGGTAAAGAGTAAGCATAAGAATATTCTACTACTGGAGCTGTAGTGTTTTGTGCAAGTTGAACTCTTTTATGTAAACAATTCCAAGCATGAGATCTAAATACTCTATCTCTTACTGGTTCATATCTTTGATTAACTAATCTTGCATTCTTACTATCATCTGTGAATGCTGAAATTGTTGATGCTCCTAAAAGATTAAGAGCTGAATTTGCTATATCTACTTCACTTGCCATTATGTTGGTTCTCCTTGTTCTCTACATGAAAATCTAATTGCTAGTTTTTCATCTTCAAAATCTTCTTTATAAAGTTCGTTTAATAAAAAATGTGATTGTTGGTATCCTTGATTTATACATGTGGTCCAATTATCAAAAATTCCAGTAATACTTTCGTTATTACATTTTGGAGCTTCTGCTGCATAACTACACACATATAAAATTAATAGATATTTCACTTTAACATTTCCATCTTCGTCTTGCTTGTCTGATCCTTGAGTTTGGATTGTTTTTAGTTTTTGCAGAAGATCTCTTCAGTTGTCCTAAAGATCTTGCGCAATATGATTTTCTTCTTTTTGCAGCCTTTGAACCTTTTTTAACTTTACCAGTTACTGCGGTTTTTAATTTTGATCCTGGATTAGCTCTTCGATAAGCTTTTACTCCAGCCTTTGTCATTCCAGCACCTTTTTTAGTAGGTCTGTAATTTTTCTTATTTCTTGAAATTGCTCTTGGCATTTTACTATTGCCTGGCGGAGTATTTCATCCGCCAAACAAAATTAGTTATTAGTCAATAACGTAGAACATTTGAAGTTGGATAGTACCAGTTCCATTAGCACCAGCTAATGTTACAGTTACTGGCAGTCCATCTTTGTCTGCATCTACTACTGAGTTTTTTCCTAAAGCGATCGTATCAAGTACGTCTGCACTACCAGCTGATGCTGATGAAGCCGCAGCTTTATACTCATCTACATCAACAGCTTGAGTAGTTCCGTCTGCTTTTGTGTGAGCAGCGTAACCAACTGAGATAGTTGTACTTGAACCTAAAGCGTCATAACTAACAGCACCAGATAGTAATCTTGCACCATTTGGTATTGTAAACATAGTGATAGTGTCTTGTTCTGCAGATGCTTCGTATTCAGCAAATGCAGCTCTTACTCTACCGCTTAGTTCGTTAGTATTGATCTTTTCAGAAGGAACACTTACAGTTTTCGCATATTGTATCGAATTTGCCATGATATATTACCTCCTAAAATTACGCTTCGTGCGCTTCGATTGTTACAACTTTATCTTCTTCCATTCTAGTAGCACCTAGACTTTGACATACATAAACTTGATGAGCATAACCTTTGTCAGCTCTCTCATCTATTCTAGTCATTAAGTCTTGACCGATAGCCATCTTACATCCGTCCATTGCCCAAACTAGGCAAAGTCTTTTAGATGAAGCAGATGTTAGTCTGTTAGAAACGATAAAATTGAAGCCTAAGAATGAATTAACTTCTCCATTCGCTAAACTTTTTACAGTATTGAAATCACTAGATGTAACTTCTGTAGTTCCTAACAAATCAGTAATTTGTTTTGGAGATACAGCTATGTATCTAGGAATACTTGGATCAACTGAAGAAGCATCTAAAATCTCTTTTGCAGATCTTAGTTTTGCAATAGTTAAACCATCAGTACCAGCTTCAGTTATCTTTTGGCTTGAAGGAAGAACTGTAGATGTACTACCAGTTTCTCCTGTGAAAGCTGTTCCAGATAACGCAGCTATGATTTCATCATCTTGCGCTCTACCTAATGCGTAAGCAGCAGCAGTAGCGTAAGCTGAAGTTGGATCTATTAAAGTTCTGATCTTATCTTGATTGTCAATTAAGTCAGAATATTCATAGTCCACAAGACTAACTCTACGTCTTGCGTGTGGTGTGTCCATTCTGGGTGTATCTGCATGGCGAGTTAATCTCTTAACAGCAGAAGCTACTCCGACTTGATCGAAGAAAGCATTTTTACCCACAACAGTTTCAACATCAACAGCAGATCTCAATAGAGAGCCTTTTTGTTGTGATAGCATTTGTACATTGTTTGAATACTGCTGTACAAAAGCTGTAGTAATTTGATTTGACATAGTCAAACCTCCTTAGTTGTTGGTTAATGTTAATCGACTTGGTTGTCTCCGATTGGAGGTCGCATCTGTGAATTTTAAGACTTCACTTTGTCTTTTTTTCTAACGGTCTTTTCAGATTGTCGTTTAGAATTTTTTATTACCCAGTCATAATAATTATCAGCTATTGGCAGAGGATCTCTACGATCATTCTCTGGCCCGAACTCAGTAGCTAGTCTTAGGCATTCTAGTCTAACTTCCGTATCTGTAATTATTTCGCCTGGTTCAAATCTATCATTAGCCATTTAATAACTCTCTTAATTTAAAGACTTCTTGAACAGCTTTTTGATGATTTGGATGAGTTTTAATCCAATATGGAGAACCTTCTTCAGTTAATGAATTGATCTCTTTTTCGATCTCATTAGCTGTCATATAAGAAGAGCTATCTCCTTTAACTACTTCATCTTCAGATAATTTTTCTGCAAGATTTGAAAAAGCTTTAACCACATTAAGATTATCTCCAAGTCTTGATCCATCTGCTAGTAAAGTATTTTCTAAAAAATCATTACCTAATGTTGAGGATGCAAGTCTTTTAGCTTGATCTAATCGTTTTGTATATTGAGGACCAAACTCTCTTTTAAGTTCATTCTCAGTATGTAATCTAGTTTCAGCTGCTTTCTCTTCATTTTGAATAGCATTACCTTCTGCAAAATCATTATAGTATTTAATTAAGCTTTCAGCTTGTTGTGGTAACAAACCAAGTCTATGAGCTTCTACATTAAATGATGCTACTAGATCTTTATCTAACTCTCCTTCCTTAAAACTATATTTATAATCTTCAGGCTTTTCAGGAGCGCCAAGTTTTGTAAATACTGCTTTCCAATCATCCTCCGTTGCAAATTTATTAGGTACTGGAATTTTATCTGCACCTACTATCTTCTGCGCTGAGAGATATGATTTAACAAAGTCGTTCATGTCTTTAAAATTAGATAAAGACTTTTCTCCTCTGTACTCTTCAGGAATTAAATCCTGAAAATTATTTTGTGTTTGTTCTCCAGATAATACTGAAGTTTGCGATTGATCCGTTGTATTTTCAACTATCGGATCAGATTGAGCTGGTTGCTCAGTTGTCTGATTGTCCATTAAGTTACTCCTTATGAGGTTTAATCATCGCTTTTATAAAAATCAAAGTTGATCTTTGACCTTCTAGAAAAGCAGTTTCGTGACTGTTATCTTTTGAGAACGTAGTCACAAACTCATGACATCTTTTTTCGAGGTCATTCAAAACTCTTTGTCCTTGTTCGGAACTGAAAGTTATTTTGTAATCGTTTTTTAATTCTTTTAATTTTTTATTCGGATCCATTTAGAACTTCTTTAGCTAACGGTGCAGCATTCTTAGCCATCTGACTTTCAGCCATTTGTTGCTGCATTTGCATTTGCATTTGTTGCGCTTCTTGTCGTTCCATCCTTATTGCTTCTACTTGTTTGTCACTCTTAATCATTCTTGCTGGTAAACCTAAAGTTTGAATTAATTGTTTAACTAAACCATTCTCATCAATGTAATCCATGACTGGCATTGATTGAGCAAGTGAACCAAATAACTCTAAACCTCTCATCACATTTTGTAACTCTTGACCTTTTTGAGCTATTGCCATTGGAGATACATATTCAATATCAATCTCTTGATTAGCAAGAATAGCTGGAGCTTCAGCAAATAGCCTATTTCTAAGCATAATTAAAAATACTCTATTGATCATTGGCTCAAGTAATTCGCTTTGTATTCTTCCCATTACAGGACCTAAGATCCTCATTTTTTCTTCGTTTCTTTGTAGAACTTCTGTTGCAGTCATAGTTCTATTAGATTGAACTTGTAACTGATCAACATGAAACATTTTTGCTATTGCTTCTCTTCTTTGATTTTCAGCATTTAAAGTTGATGCTGTATTCTGTCCAATATTTAAAGGTTCAATTCGATCTCTTGATCCACTTCTATAATAATTCAGACTTCCAGGTGTCATTCTAACTGGAGCCAACATACTATCATCTGGTACTAGCAAAGGTGGATCGATCATTTTTGCTGCAGCTTTTAATCCGTGTTCGACCATCTTATTAAGGACCTTGCAGTCGGAAAGTGCTGACATCGCTGGAGATCTTCCATAAATCTCTGTTGATGATTTTAAATATCTACTTACCACATAAGGATTTTCATTAAATCCACCTATAGAAATTATGTGATCTGTTCCATGCTCAAAGTAAACACTTTGAAACTTCATATTCTTTTTATCTTTTTTAGAACTGTCGTAATTAAATCTAGGTCTTACAACATGACAAATTTCAACTTCGTCATAAGGATTAGTTTTATGAGTTGTGTTTACTTCTTTAGATAAATTTTCTGCACCAAATTTTTGCATTGCTTGGTCTGCAGTAAGTTTAAATTTTCTATAAACATTATCTATTAAACCTTTTTTATTTTCTTCAACATAAATTTCTTTTATGTGTCTTGCTGAAAATCTAATTATATCTTCTTCATCTTCTTCAACCATTAAGCAAGAAGTTCCAAAAGCAATTAAGTCATGATAGTTTTCAAAGATCTCTTGCTGAAAGTTAGATCTTGCAAAACCTAAGTACATTTTATCAATACTGTCCTCAAGCCATTCTCTAGCTTCATCATTTTCGTTCAATGCTGCTTCTTTAAATCTTAAAGAAAACCATCTGTTCGCAGATGAAGTAAGCATTCCATGTAATGAAGCGGCTAATAATTCTAAAGAATGTATTGCAGTAGCATCAAAGATTTGGGTAGATCTTTTATCTCCTCTAGATCTTTCTTTAGTAATCTCTGCTTTTCTTGGAAGCATAAGATCTGCTATTTCTTGCCAATGGCTTTCCCAAGTAGATCTCTTCTCCATCAAACGTGAAAGATTACTTTTCAGTTCTGAAGCTAATTTTCTAAGCTCTTGTGATTGCATTTATTTTTTTCTTTTTCTTTTAGCTTTATTCTTTTTGCTATTTGGAAAACCAGCTTTCATATTCTTGTATGCTTTAGCTGATATAGTGGATTTCTTTTTTGATCTTGAAGTTCCAGCTTTTTTTCTTTTATTAATGTTTCTGTATAAGCTCATAATTGATTAGCCTCCTAACAAGGTTTTTTTGCCTAGTGTTGCCTTTGATGTGTCTCCAGTAACTGAAGTTAAAACCGTTCTTTTTCTGCCTTTTCTTTTATTTCTTAAAGCTATTTCTTCTGCAGTAAGTTTTTCTTCATCTTCATAAGAAGGTTCCACAGTTTCTGCTTCGGTTGTGGTTTCTACTGGCATAGTTGTTGCGCTAAGTGTTTTTTGGTTATTTCTATCAGCACTTCTATTGTCATCTCCGCCAATATTAGCATTTGAAGATGTTTTATAACCTTTAGC